GCGCGTACGGCGCCATGAGATCGCGATAGCCTTGCGGGATCTCGTCGAGCGTCCCGCGCTCGATGGTCGCGAGGTCGCGCCCGAGGGTCGCATAGTGCGCGATGAGCAATCCGACGGCGTGATAGAGGATCGGCGCCTCGTCGAGCAGCGCGGCCCCGTCGACCCATCCGGCCTCGATGGTGATCTTCCACGCCTGAAACGTGCGCGCGTTCGGGTACGCGAGCGTCGAGGCGAGCGCGATCCGCGCGCTCACGAAATCGACCGTATACGTACTCGGGTCGAGCGTCGTCACGCTCCCGTCGGTATTCGTGATCTCGACGGCCGTCACGGCCGTGAGCGGCATCGAATGTTCGGGCAGGATGATCACGGGCGTCGTCAGCACGTCGAAATACACCTCGCGCGTTTGGTCGAGGAGCGCGAGCCCGGTGTCGAATTCCACTTTCGCGCGCGCGGCGCGGATGAACTGATTGATCAGCGCGTCGCGTTCATCCGGGCTCGGCCACGTGAACCCCGCGCGGATCTTGGCCTCGGGGAGCGAGAACACTTCCTCGGTCGGCGGCACGGTGCAGATCGAGACGACGTGCGGGAGTCGCGGCAACCGCTGTGCCCACGCGATGTAATACGCGTCGCCGCGATACGAGAGGTTCGTCCACGTCGGGTACATCAGCGTCACCGTTTCCGTTTCGCGCGATACGTGCCCGAGGTGACGTGTCCCTCGGGCAGCGTCGATTGCATGCGCTCGGCGAGTAGCGGCGGCGCGACCGGCCCGCTCGGGGGCGGCGCGACCACGGCCCCGACGAGCGGCGGCGGCTCGACGCCGTCGCGCATCGGGAATTGCACCGAGGTGATCGGCCCCGCCGTCGGCGACACGCACGTCGTGTGCGGAGCGTCGTCGACGGGACACGGGCCGGGGTCGTACTTCACGTACATCGCTGACCGCCCTTAGCGTGCGTGCGGATGCTTCGGCGCGGTGACGTGGCCGGGCGCCGTCCCGACGCGCGTCTCGACGTGCGACGGCGGCGTGCCTTCGTGCACGACCTCGCCGCTCTCTTTTGTTCCCGCGTCGGGCGGCACCGCGCGGGCGTTCGATTCGCCCGGCACGTACGTCGTCGTCCCGTCGCTGTTGTATGTCGCCATGCTGTAATCCCCTCCCTATGTGACGGCGAACGGGATCGGCGTTGCGAACCCGTTGCCCGCCTTGACGAGCACGGGCGCGGTACGCGCTTGCGACCCGGCCGCCAAGGTGATCGACGCGGTCACCTCGCCATCCGACACGACCGTCGTCGGTTGATCGGCGCCGTCGAAATTGATCACGGCGGCGCCGACGGCGAACCCCTTACCGAGCGCGTGCAGCGTGAACGCAACCCCGTCGCGCGCATGGGTCGCGGGCGTGAGCGAGGCCAACCACACCGCCGTGGCCGCGCGCGCGTTCGATTCGCCCGCAACGAATGTGGTCGTCCCGTCTCGGTTGTACGTCGCCATGCGCGTGCCTTACCGCGCGGGCGCGTGTTCGGGCGTCGACGCTTCGAGCGCCGTGACGTTCGTTACTTTGATAAACGACGCCGGGCGATAGACCGCGAGCGCGAGACGCCGTTCGGCGCGGATGGCGACAAGATTTTTCACGAAAAAATCTTGATGCGAATTCGACGCCTCGACGCGCGTGCCGCCCCGTGTGAACACTTGCGCTTGGGATCCGAACGCGCCGATCAACGCCGTGCCCGCCGCGATTGCGGGCGTGACCGCAACCGGCAATCCCCACAACGTCTGACTGACGGCGGGTGCGAACGGTCCCGATCCGAGGTACCGCCCGAGCGTGTCTTTCATGAGCGCGACTTTTTCCCAATTCAGGGGGTTCATCACGATCCCCGTGGGCATCACCCATGCGGACGTGTAGACCTGAATGATCGCGCGGTAGATCGCATCCGGCACCGTGTCGGGTGCCGCGCCGACCGCGAGCGTTTGCACGCCCGGGCGCGCGAGCAATCCGAGCAGATTGGGCGCCGTGCCGTTGCCGTTGAGCAACTGATCTTCCTCGACGAGATCGAGGCCCGTCACGAGGCGCGCGTCGATGTAGTCGCGGATCTGCGAAATGTCCTCTAACATTTCTTCGGTGACCGGGAGCCAATGCGCGATCTTGCTGACCGCTTCCTGCACTTGCGAGAACACGAGGGCCGACTCGGGTTTCGCGGCGCCCTCGCTCACGGCCGCCGCCGCGTTCGTGAACGTCGTCTCGACCATGTACACGATCAGCGGCGCATCGGTCGAACCGCTCGCGAGCAGTGCGCGCACCGTCAGCGGGCGGAACAGCAGGGGCAGGATCCCCGGCATGTACTGCGGGATGATCAGCGACCCGCCCGATCCCGCTTGCGTGGTGAGCGTCGTTGCCATCCGCCGGTAATCGGGCTCGTCGAGTTCTTGCGTCGGCGAGGCCCAATTGCGCGTCCCGTGGTGCTGTTTCTTGAAAAAGTATTTCCCGCCGTCGCCCTCGACCCACTGTTGCCCGAGTGACTTGAGCGCGGCGGCCTTGGTTTCCTTGCGATCCTCGGCAGTCATGCCCGCCGTCAGCTTGTCGATCTCGCTCGCGAGGGTGTTGCCGCTCGCGGCCTCGGCCAATCGCGACTTGATCGCGCTCGCGTCGTCCATGAGTTTCTGAATCGCGGCCGACTCGTCGCCCGTCATCGGGCGCCCTTTGCCGGTCACCTTGCCGTCGGCGTCTTTCTCTTCGTGCGCGTCGCACGCGGTGATGGTTTTGCGATAGAGCGAAACCGCTTCGTCGCGTTTCTTGCGATAGTCGGTTTCGAGAACGTCGGTATTGATCACGCGCATGGTCTGTTACTCCGTCATGTCGGTGAGTTGTTGCTCGAATAGCTGCCGCTCGATCAGGCAGCGGGCGAGCACATCGCGGCGTCGATCCTGATCGGACCCCGCGCGCACGCGGGTCTGCGATGTGTCGACGGGCGCGTCGTCGTGGTCGTCGAGTCGATACGCGGCGAGGGCCGCGCGGTCGGCGGTATCACCCGGTTCGAGCAAGCGTTCGAGCGTTTGATCGAGGGTGGCAATGCGGTCGACGAGGCCGAGATCCTTGGCCTCGCGGGCGCCGTAGACGTGCGCGCCCCACGTGTCGCGGATTTTGCTCTCGGTCGTGCCGTTGCCGCGCCCCCGCGCGACCGTCGCGACGAATGCGTCGTACGCTTCGTTCACCGATTTCTGTCGCCGCGCGTACGCGCTGTCGCTGAGCGGGCCGGTCTCGTTGCCGTCGACCTTGCCCGCGCCCGCCGAGATGTACGTGCGCTTGATCCCGAGTTGTTCGAGGGCGGCGCTTAGATCGTTGTGGATCGAGTACGTGCCGATACTGCCGACTTGCGCCGAGGGCGCGGCGGCGATCTCGGTCGCGGCCGACGCGATCTGGTACGCGGCCGACGCCGCGAGGTACTGCGCTTGCGCGATGATCGGTTTCCTCGTGCGCGACCGCATGACCTCGGCGGCGAATTCTTGATTGCCCGCGACCGACCCGCCGGGCGAGTTGATGTCGAGCACGATGTTGCGCACGCCTTTGTCGTTCACCGCCTCGCGGAGTTGTTGCGCGAGGCGGTCGTACGACGTGACGCCCGACGTATCCGAAAACGCGCTCGCGCGCGGCAAGAGCACGCCGTCGACGGGAATGATCGCGACGGATCCGACGCGCGGTTGTGGCAGGTTTTTCCGATTCGCGACCGCCGCGTGAATCGCGGCATCGTGCTCCGCTTCGAGTGCCGGGGTTGGCGCGGTCGCGCATGCTTCGGCCCGCGCGATGATCGCCGCGACCCGCGCGAGCATGGTGGGCGTGATGTTCCACGGGTGCGCCTCGACTTCCGCGATCACGCGGGCGTATTGGTATCCGCGCATTTACGCAACCTCCACTCGGTCGAGCGCGAGGTACGTCTCGGCGTTGGCGTACTCGGCGATGCGCCGCGCCTCGTCGACGCCGACGAGCGGCGCGAGATCGGCGGCGAGTTCTTTATTCCACCGGTCGATGCGCGCAAAAAACACCGTCGACCGGTCGGCCTCGGGGAACCGCGCGAGCGCGGCGTACTGGCGGCGGCGGGTGACCTCAATCGTGTGCGCGATGAGCATCGCCGTTTCGTCGGACGGCTCGTCTTGCGGTTTCGTGGTGTCGGTCGTCTCGTCGGCGGCGTTCTCGGCGTCCTTGGGCGTCGCGACGCCCTGTTGCGTTTCCGCCGGGCCGCCCTGTTGCGGCGCGAGTTGATCAGCGGTCGGATCGTTTTTGATCGAGGGCAGATTGAGCCGCGCGCGCCCCTCGTTCGGCGTCATGAACGGGCGGCCGATTGCCAAGCGGAGCGCCGCGCCTTGTTCCTCGAAACTCCCGGCGAGTTTCGCCGCGATGTTGAACTCGACGTAGATGTCTTTTTGGTCCGTGCATTCGATGAGGAGTTGCCGCTCGATTTCTTGCGTGATCATTTCGAGGCGCGGCCCGAGCGAGTCTTGGTACAACTGTTTGTGTTGCTCGCGAATGTTCGAGAACGTCGCGTGTTCAAGAATCCCGACCGAGGGTTGCGGCACGTTGTACTCGGCGGCCGTGACCTCGCGCCGTAGTTTCCCGCCTTGAATGAACTCCGAGTCTTTCGGGGAAAAGGCAATCGGTTTGAATTGCATGCCCTCTTCGAGCACGGCGATCAATCCGCTGTTGCCGCTGCCCGCGAATCGCTGTTGCCACTGTTCGCGAAACGATTGCTTTTGCGTCGGCGTCCATTTCGACGCGTCCTTCGGGCGTTCGATCACGCCCTCGTGTCGCGACGCGTTGCGCCAGTAATATTCGCGGTGCGCGGCGGCGGCGGCGTCCTCGCGGATCACGCGGTCGAGCGTCGTCATGTGCGAGAGGCCGATCAGCGGATCGAGCGGGTTGTATCCGCCAAACGCGACGATCTCCGACGGCGTGAACGTCAACTCGGCGCCGGTCGTGGTCGAGCGCCAAACGTACGCCGTGGGGAGCAACCCCCCACGTACCCAAATGTGCTCGGGCGGCAATCGCAGCAATCCGACCGCGCGCGCGCCCGTGTCGTCGTCGTACCGGACCTTTAACCAATACGCGTTGTTGAACACGCCGAGATCGCCGAGTAACGCCTCGATCAGTCGGTACGTGGTCGTGCCAGGGTTCGGTTTCGCGAGCCATTTGGCAAGCTCGTGATCGGTGAGGCGCACGCGGTCGGTGTCGCTCACGCGGCGAAACACGTGCAACCCGAGTTGCGCGACGTTGCCCGCGAGAAAGTCAATCGGGATCCGCAGATTGGGATCCGTCGCGTACATCAGGCCGTATTGTTCGCTCGCGACGTCGCGGTACCGATACGTGCGATCAAGGTTCGTGTAGGCGACGCCGAATCCCGGCGGCGTCGAGGCGCCGACGGTTTGCAGCGCGCCGCCGGATCGCACAATCACCCGATCACCTGAAAGTACGCGACCTTGTCGACCGGGATCACGATGTCGCCGTCGACCTTGGTTGGGGGTTGGCCGCTCGTGAGCGCGTGCGCGTCACGCAACGTGAGCCATCCGCCGCGCACACTCCACAGCACGCCTTGCAAGGCTTCGTTGGGGTTGTACGTGAAGTTGACGATCACTTGCCGAAGCAAACACGGGTGACGCCACCACATCAGCACCGCCGCCGATGCTCGGGTACGTTCCACGTGAAACGCAAGATTACGTACCAGAACCAACCCCGGGGTAATTCACGATTCGTGAAATACCCCCTTGACACGCCGCACGAAATTTGCGTACGGCCGCCGTTGGGCGCACACTCGGCCGTATGCCGAACGAGAAAAACCCGCCGGGGCGCCCGCCCGTCGTGCGTGGTGAGCCGTCGGTGTCCGTCCATCTCCGCGTCTCGGGCTCGCACTACGACCGCCTCGAACAGCGCGCGGCGGCCGAGCGCGTCAACGTGCCCGAGTTGATCCGGCGCCGCCTCGCGCACGACGACGACGGCGACGACGAGTAGACAAACAAAAAGGCCGAGAGCGGCGTGCCCTCGGCCTTGGATGTTCCCGCGCGGTACCTTCCTCGCGGCGGGTACGGTTCGGGTTGGAGCCCGAGCAATTCCGCCCGGGCTCCGTTTGCTTACCGCTGTCGCCCCTCCAATCGCCGTTGTTGTTCGCGGTTCGCCGCCTCGCGGTGCGCTTGCGCGCGCGGCCCGTCGGCAACGGTGCACGTCCACACGACCTCGCCGCGCTCGGTCATCACCGAGTACTCGACGCAATCGGCGGCGAGCACGGTCAGTGCCCGCCGCCCCGAACGGTGAATGCTGAGAATGGACGTCTCGCGCGCGTTGCGTTGTTGCGTAACGGTCATCATGACCGCGCCGCTTTCTTGCGCGCGTTGCGCTTGCGCGTCGCCAACGCTTTCGCGCGCGACTCGGCGGTGAACGGGTTCACGACGCCCGCCGCGCGGCGCTCGGCCGCGAGCCGCTTACCGTGACGGCGCCGCACTTGCGTTTGCGTGCTCTGCCGCTGCCGGTCGATGAGCGCGAGCACGCGCGGCGCGAGAATGAACCGGCGGTACCCCTCGCGGGCGCTCGCCTGTTGGATGAACACCCACTCGCCCTCGTCGGTCTTGATGGTCTGCACAACGTGGGTCGTCGAGTTGCCGTAGTCGTCGAGTACTTGCACGGTGCGCGCCTCGGTATGCGCGCCGTTGGGGAGCCCGATCAACTTGCTGAGCGTCATGTCGAACGGGTCGGACGGGAGAACAGCGGATCGAATGTCGGGGATCGAATTACTCATAACACCTCACTTAAACCATATCATTGCGACAATACAAGTATATCATTCGTGTCAACCCCCTCGACTGTCAACAACTTACGGGGACGCTTGCAAATGATATCATTCTGTGAGACTATGAATGGGTCGGGCGGCAATGACGCCGCCGACGCTCCGAAAGGATCGCTCGATGCCCACCACGAACGCCGACAACCTCTTACACGCGTTCCGTACGTTTCTCGGAATGCCCCCCGATGCGGACACGCCGCCCGCGTGCGGCGCGGTCCTCACTTCGGGGTACAACGGGCGCAACAAACCCCATTGCCCCGAGTGCGACCGCCTCGTCGCGGCGGCGCGTAAGGCGGTGCGCTCATGACGCGCGCGACCGCTGCCGCTCGCAAGGCATCCGCCGCCCGTATCGAGGCGGCGCACGCCGAAACCCGCGCGGTCGTCGCGACCGGTCGGTGCCCGCTCTGCGGTACCGGGCTCCGTCGTAACCTCGCGCTCGCGGGGTGGTGGCAGTGCGACGCGCTCGGCCTCGCGCAATTCCGCCGCGCCGAGAACCGCGACAAGGCCGATTGCAATTGGCAGGGGTTCACCGAATAACCGCGACGCGCCCGCACTCATCCCGGCCCGGCCTCATCGCCGGGCCTTTTTTCTGTACGGCCTCACGCGACGATGAGATCGGGATCCTCGGCGGCGGGTTGCGACGTGTCGATCATCGCGAGCTTCCGCGCCATGAGCGTCGCGATCACGGGGTCGATGCGGCCTCGACTCCGTTTCTTTGTCGGGTAAATGTTGTCTTTGTTGTCACTCTGTACGCGCACGTTCGTGATCGCCCACGTGAGCAACTCGTTACCGCCGCCGTCGACGATCCCGTCGAGCACGTCGGCCTCGAACTCTTTCGCTGGGCCGCTCATTTGCGGGAGCGTTTGCGGGATCTCGACGACTTGATGCCCGTCGTCGGTGAGATGTTTCACGAGGTTGCCCGCGTTCCACGGGTCGATCCCGATGTGTTGCAC